CAATTAGAATATGAATTGGGTGTATGGCAAAAAAACAAATACAAATGGAAACATACAATTGAATGGTGTAAAAATAGAGATATACAATTTTGGTTAGTAACCGAAAAACATTTAGGACAATTTAAACCATAAAAAATTAATATAGAAAATGAAAAAAGATTATTTTAAAGATTCTGTAAAAAATCAATTTAAACAAGAAGGAAGTTCTATATATTCTAACAATTTTGAATTTATTTCTAAAGAAATGAATAATAGTAGAAGTGAATTAATACAACAAGTAAAATTAAATAATCTTAGAAAAGGTGGGTTTTATTTTATGTTTTACGATTTAGATGGAAAATCTTCTAAAATGGAAAAGTTTAATCCAGTATTATTAATAGATTGGTTTGATATGAATAATACAAGAATGGTTTATGCTGTATCTATAAATTTTATACCAGTTAGTATAAGAACAGTGTTTTTTAATAATTTATTGAATTTTAATTTAGATGTTATAGAAGAAAATAATAAATTACCATTTGATAAAGAAAAAGAATTAGAAGCAATAAACTTTACAAACATATATAAACTATTAAGTACTATAGGATTTGAGTGGAGTATAAGAAAATTTGATATTAAAAAAATAAATAAATTATACAAAGTTTCTACAAAATCTTTACAACAATTTATCATTATGTCAACTGCTAAATTTACTGGTGTTGATGATGGTAAGTTAATAGAAATATGGCGAAAGAAAATAAAAGAAAAAGAAGAAAGACATAAAAAAATCATAAATGAAATTTTAAACAATTATGATAATATGGAAAAACAATTAACAAATACATATATGGATCTTGATAAAAAGAATGATAATTTACAAGAATCATTAAAAATAATAAAAACAATGTTTTAATAAATGGCTGGTTATAATCCTTATAGACAAACAGAAACAAATATATTAAGTGGTTTAACAATTAATCCACAATCAAATAATTTTTTCACAAATTCAATTGCTAGATTGTCTAAATTTGGTAGAAATTATGGTGAATCAGCATTAAAAAATGCAAAAGGTATACACGCCAACGAAGATATTTCTATTTTAACAGATTCGTCAGGTTATGGTTATGATTTATTTTCTAGAAAAGTTCATGCACAAATGCAAGAAAAACAAACAATTGCAGCGTTATCTACAGAATATTTAATGAAAATAAATATTCTAAAAGAATATGCATCTAAAATAGAAATTAGAGATTTTGTTACAAAAATGGCAAATGAAATAATTGTTTATAGTAAAGATAAAAAATTCTGTGAGTTAGAAGATTTACCACAAATATATCCATTAACATTACGAAATAAAACAAAACAAATATTTGAAAACATTTATACATTATCTGGATTTTCTGATGGATCATTAGCATGGGATGTATGTAGAGATTGGTTAGTTGAAGGTTATATTTGTCGTGAAATTATTTATGATAAAAAAGGGAAAAATATTATTGGTTTTCAAAAATTATTACCTGAAACAGTTATTCCTATTGTTGATCCTCAATCAGGATTAAAAATATGGATTCAATATCCAGGTGATCAACAAAATCAAAGAATATTATTAGATGCAGAGATTATTTATATTTCTTATTCAGGATCTTCTAATTACATGGAAACATCATATGTTGAACCTTTAATTAGACCTTATAATGAATTAAAATCAATTGAAAGATCAAGATTATTATTTAACTTAATTAATGCTACAATGCATAAAGAGTTTGTTATTCCTACTCAAGGATTATCTCCAGCATTGGCAGAACAAGAAATAGCTACATTAATAGCAGATTATAAAGATCATGTTACATTTGATGATACAACAGGTTTAATTTATATTGATGGATCTAAAGATTTACCTTATTCAAAAGAATATTGGTTACCAAATCCAGGAGATACTAGACCAGAAATGTCAATTATTGAACCAGGAGGACATGATTTAAATGAAAGTTCACAATTAATTTGGTTTAAAAATGCATTAAAAGCAGCAAGTAAATTTCCATTATCTAGATTAGATAATACTATTGGTGGAGGAAACATTTATAGCGTTGGTGGTGAAATAACACATGATGATTATAATTTTACACAATATATTGAAAGATTAAGAACATTATTTAAAGATATTTTATTAAAACCAATTATATTACAAATTTTATTAGATTTTCCAGAATTAGAAAACAATAATAAAATGTATAATGATTTGAATATTAATTTTTACGGTCATTCTGAAATAGTAAAAGCTAAAGAATTATCTAATTTACAAGCTAAAGCAACTATTGCATCAGAATTACAAAATGGTTTAAAACGTGAAGATGATAAACCGTATTTTCACTGGGATTATATTGCTAAAGAAATTTTAGAATTATCAGACGAACAAATTGCATTAAATGCAAAATATTGGAAAGCTAATGATGGTCAATCTACAGCAACTGGTGAAGGAGGATCATTAGAAGGTGGTGGCGGTGAAGCTGATTTAGGTGGTGGTGAAGAATTAGGTGGTGAAATGGGAGCTCAACCAGGAGCCGAAGATTTAGGAGCACAAACTGGAGCTCAACCAGGAGCTGAAGAAATACCAGCAGAATAATTTAGAAAAATATAACATTCTTAAAACAATATATAATAAAAAATTGTTTTAAGAATATATGAAACACGTATTAATTGTAGAAAACGCTACTGAAAAGTTAGTTACTGAATCTGTAGCTGGATCTAATAAAATGTTGTTGAATGGTATATTTACTGAATTCGATGTTGAAAACAGAAATAAAAGATTTTACAAAGCAGATAATTTCATTCCATGTATGAATTCATTATTGGAAAAGAAAAAAATGTTAGGAGTTCTTTACGGTGAATTTGATCATCCAGATGTTTTTGATATAGCAGGAAAGAATATATCACACGCAATAGAAAATTTATCTCACAACGAATCATCAAATCGAGTAGATGGTTCTATCGCTTTATTAACCACTCATTGGGGTAAAGAAGCAAGAGCTATCATCAATGATGGCTATCCTTTATTTGTATCTTCTAGAGCCGCTGGTGTAACTGATGGAACTGGAAATGTTATGCTAAAAGAATTATTTACATATGACATTGTAGTTGATCCAGGATTTGCTTCAGCACAAGTTAGTGTAAATGAAAGTTTAGGATATGGTAACACAATGGATGTTCCTTACAGAATTTATGAAATGAATGATTCACAAGTGAATAATTTATTTAATGATAATAAAAATGATAGAAAAACAAATATGGATATTAAAGAAATGGAAGCGTTTTTAGCTAACGAAATGGCTAAATTAGAGCACCAGATTTTATCTAAAATTTCTGAAGGTAAAACAGCACCAGAAGAAATTAAAGCATTGGTTGAAAAACACCAAGCAGTAGAAGATGAATTAGCTGGTGTTAAGAAATATTTAGAATTATTTCAAACTAAAATAACACACTTAATGAGCGAAAACGCTAAATTAGTTGAAGAAAATAAAAAGTTATCTCAAGAAGTAAATGAGAATACTTTATATTCTAATCATATTCAAGCTGGTTTAAATAACATTAAAGAAAATGTAGAAATTTTAGCTAAAGAAACTGAAATTACTCAGTTATTTGCAGAGTCAATTGCAAAAGAAACAGAAGTAACTCAATTATTTGCTGAATCAATTGCAAAAGAAACTGAAGTAACTCAATTATTTGCTGAATCAATTGCAAAAGAAACTGAAGTAACTCAATTATTTGCTGAATCAATTGCAAAAGAAACAGAAACTACTCAATTATTTACAGAACATGTTGCTAACGAATCTAAAATGACTAGAATGTTTGCTGAATATAATGCTAAAGAAACACAAGCAACACAAGGTTTATTAGAACATGTTGCTAAAGAATTACAAAAAGACGATATTTATTTAGCTTATGTAGCTGAAAAAGTAGATGGTATTATTGATTATAATTCTAATGTTGTTTCTAAAATTAAAACAAGCATTCCTTTATCAGAATCATTATCAGAAGAAGATTCAATTCATTCAATTGAAGATATTACAGAATATTTAGGTTTAAACGATGAACAACAAATCGTTAATAACGTAATAGAAGAATGTGATAACGATTCAGCTTCTACTACAACTGAAGAAGAAACTGAAGAAGTTACAGAAAATTTCGATGAAGAAAATGAAGAAGGAACTGAAGATGTTGTTACAACATCAGAAGAAGGAACTGAAGAAGAATCACAAGAAGGTCAAACTTCTGAAGAAGATGCATTTGTATCTGATGATGAAATGGTACAAACTCCTGAAGTTTCTATGACTGATACAGATATGACACAAGATGACACTACTTTTGATACATCATTAGAAGATGAAACATCTTTTGATAATACAGTTGAACCTTCTATGGAAACTACATTATTATCTGCATTAGTTAAAATTTTAGGATCAGATGAAACTGGTATTGTATTAGAAATTACTCCTGATAACAAATTAGTTATTCAAAAATCTGATTCAGATGAAACTTTTGAAGTTGAACAAGATCAAGTTGAAGTTTTAGATACTGATGATAATGTTGCAGAACGAGTTTCTACATTATTAGATGAAATTAAGAAACAAAATGCTATTTCTAATCAGCAACCACATTTCTTTAGTTTCTTATCAGAAGAACAAATAATTGATTTTAAATTATTAGAAAAAGAAGCACAAAACAATATTTTAATTGCTTTTGAAAACGCTGAGTATTTTAATTCACAAGATGTATTAAATATTATTGGTGAAGCATTAAATAAAAAAGATGTATCTTATGAAGATAATTTAATCAATAATATACCAACTGAAATTAAAGAAGCTTGGAATGTTTTAACACAAGATCAAAAGGTTTCAATTATAACAGAATCTAAATATTTCCCTTTACATACTAAAGGTGATATTAAATCATTCTGGAATACTAGACCATTTGCTAAAGCAGTTAATAGTCCAGAAGCAACTTTAATTAAAGAATCATTATTAAATGATAAAACTGAATTAAATGAAAATTACACAGATGCTTTTTTAAAGGCTATCGAGAATTTGAAATAATAAATTCAATAATAAATATAAAAATCCAATCTTTTTGATTGGATTTTTTTTGTTTTAAAAAATGGAAAAAAGCGACAAAAAAACAACAATGTATTTTTAATATATAAAATATGCTAAATAATTTTTATGTGTATTTACACATTATAGCAAATACAGGAGAACCATTTTATGTTGGTAAAGGAAAAAGTACTAGATATAAATTAAAAACATGTAGATCAAAATATTGGTATAATATAATTAACAAATATGATTATGATATTATTTTTTTAGAAGAAAATTTAAATGAAAAAGATGCATTTGAATTAGAAAAATATTGGATTAAACGTATAGGTAGAAAAGATTTAAAATTAGGACCATTAATTAATTTTACAAACGGTGGAGAAGGAAATAGTGGTAAAATATTATCAGATGAAACAAAAGAAAAAATGAGAAAAGTCAAATTAGGAAAAATATGTTCAAATGAAACAAAAGAAAAAATAAAAAAAGGAAATAGTGGTAAAATATTATCAGATGAAACAAAAGAAAAAATAAGTAAATCTAAATTAGGAAAAAAACATAAACCACATAAACCGCATATTTTATCTAATGAAAATCGAGAAAAATTAAAAAAAATTAATATAGGAAATAAAAATGCTATTGGATATGGAAGACCAAAATTATTATTTAGCGTTATTCAATTAGATAAAGAAACAAATAAGATAATTAAAATTTGGAATAATCATCATGATGCAGCAATATTTGTTAATAGTACTAAACCAAATCGTATAATAGATTGTTGTAATAATATATGCAAAACACATAAAAATTTTATTTGGAAATTTAATTAAAAATTATCTTTTTTTGACATATTTTAAATAATATATAATTAAAACATAAAAACAAAAGTGTTTTAAAAAAGTTGAAATTTTATCGCTTTTTATTTAAAATATAAAAAACAAAAATATTTTAAAATTAGAAAAAACTGATAAAAAAATAACAATATATAAATAAAAATAAAAATTATTATTTTAAATAAAATGCAAAAAAGTTCAAATTTAGTAGTAGACATGAATAAGGCTATTACACGATGGAAGCCAATCGTAGAGAAATTAGGTGTTACTAACGCTCAACGTATCAACGAATTGTGCGAATATGCAGAAATGCATTCATCAGCTATTACTGCTGGTATGGTAAAAGAAAACGTTGCTTACGCAAATCCAGCTAATACAGCAGGTATGGGAGCTGTTACTATGCCACTTATGGGTAATACTCCAGGTATACCAGGTCAAGCAGGTTCAGGTGACTTAGGTCAAACATTGTTGCCTGCATCATTAAAAATTGCTGCTAATACTCCAGGTTTAGAGTTATTACCAACAATTAACGTTAACTCTAACAGAGTAGATTTATTATATTTTGATTTCAAATATGATGATGTTGCTTCTTTAGATGTAAATGACGAAAGAGCATCAACTTTCAAATTTGCTTCTTCAGCGGTTGATTCTGCTATGCGTGCAGCAATGTTAACATTTGGAATTACTGAATTAAGAGGACGTATTTCAGCTCCATTATATTGGAAATTCAACGCTTTAGGTACTGGTACAGTTGGAACAATTACAACAACAGCTCCAGGTGCAGATAAACAAGGTTGGTTACAATTTAAAGGTTTCTCTCGTATTGACGGTCGTCCAATGTTCCGTGCATGGATTCAATCAAATACCGCTTCTTCTGGAGCATGGACATTCGCTCCAACATTAAATACATTCCCCGTTGCTGGTTCAATTTTAACAGCGTTAAACGCAGGTTTTGTTGATTCTGCTGCTCCATTTGATGGTCTTGCAGGTAATGTTGCAGTTGCTGCTACAGATATTTCTATGGTATCATTAAACGAAGATTTTATCGACGATTTTACATCAGCTCGTAAAGCTTCTACAATGACTCGTGGAGAATGGGACACAGATGAAGCAGGAAAAATCGGACCAGATTCATTCGTGAAATCAGTTCAGATTGGTGTTGTTCACGTTTCAGGTGCATTAAGATTATCAGAAATTGGTGATTATAAAAGAATGTACGGTGTTGACATCGTAGAACGTACTAAAGCTCAATTAGTAAACCAAATTCAACAAAAAATCTCTGTTGAGATCGTTGAAAAAGTAAAAGAAATGGGATTAAAAAACCGTGCAACTGCTCCAGTAGCTCCAACAGGATTAGCAACAGGATTAGCATTAGCAGGTATTACAGATGGTACAATGTTTGATATGTCTGTATCAGCTACGGCTGGTGCTTTAGGTGGAGAACAAAGTGCATCAATCGCTCGTAAATTAGTAGCTAAGATTCACCAAGCTTCTGCATTCGTTGCAACAGACGGTCGTATCGGTGGTATTGATTATATCATTTCTTCTGGAACAGTTGTTTCAACAATCAGAAGTATCGCTGGTTACACAGTAAATCCTTTCGATGCTAAATTAGGCGGACCAATGCAATTACAACCTGCAGGTACAATTGATGGTATCAAAGTATACATCGATCCATACATGAATCCTGCGGATTTAACAGTATATATGGGACGTGTAGGTACTAAAGAAGATCCAGGATTAAAATTCTTAGCTTATATGTTAGCTGAATCAGTAGAAATCATCTCTGAAAAAACTATGGCACCACGTTTATACATGTATTCACGTTACGCTGTAACAGAATTCGGTTACTTCCCTGAAAAACAATATATGGCTATTAAAGTAGAAGACGTAGACGGTATCTTATTGTAATAAATAAGATCCTCTAAGGATAATAAAAAAGCTCAGATTTAATCTGAGCTTTTTTATGTTTATACTTTAACAAAAATGTCTAGAACCAGGAGTTCTTTTACGAATTTTTGGTTTAATTATTTCTGTTTGTTCTATTGATTCTTCTTTTATATTTCTATTTGGTGTCACTTTATCAAATACCAAATTTAAATGATCTTTAATAATTTGCGTTTGTTCTTTATTAATAGTTTGCGGATCATTTATTTCAAAAAATCCTTAATTGTTTTTATGAATATTTATAATATATAATAATATGAAAACAATTTATATTTATGCATTAAAAGATCCAGATTCTAAGAATATACGATATGTAGGTAAAACTGTTAACTTAATTAAAAGATTTAGAAGACATTTAAGAAACGGTAAAGATATTACACATAAATATCATTCAGCTATATGGATAAGATCATTATTAAATAATAATAAAATACCAGAAATATCAATAATAGAAGAAGTTAGTGAAAATAATTGGGAAGAAAGAGAAATATATTGGATAAAATATTATAGGCAATTATATGATTTAACAAATATATTAGAAGGCGGAAAAGATACAACAACATATGGTAGATTAGGTAAACACAATAGTGATGAACATAAATTAAAATGTTCTATAGCTAGAACCGGTGTAAAAATTAATCAAAATGATAATAATGGCAATAGAAAAAAAGCTATAAATGCATATTTTGATAAAATTAAAAAACCTATATTACAATATTCTATGGAAGGAGAATTTATTAAAGAATGGGAAAGTGCTGTTGCTGCTTCTAAGTTTTATAATTTAAGTTCTTCTACCTCTATACTAACATGTGCAAAAAATAATACAAATGAAATAAGTTGTATTAAATATATGTGGAGATTTAAAATTAATAATACTATTATATTTAAAATAGATAAATATAAAAAAAGAAAAAAATAAATATAACCAATAAGCGAATTGTTTTGTTGTCATATTATTTTGTTTTTCTATTTTCTAAATATTTTTTCATTAACTGTTCTTGTTTTTTATAATCTAAACCTAAATTTTTATTAGTTTTTCTACCTTTAAAAATATCAGTTAATTTTCTTTTTGTAATTGATTCTTCATTTTTAAATACTGCACCATTTAATAAAATAATATCATCATCTTCTAATTTAAATTTAACACCATTTAATAAAGATTCTGTATCAGATATTTTAATTCCTTTAAACGATTCTGGAGCAATATTAAATTGTCTCATAGTTGTTGGATATAATGAAGCAAAATCGAATACACTAATCCATCTTAATAAACCAATTGTTGGATATTTTACATATCCTCCAGATAAAATATCATCATCTTCTATTTCGTCTTCTTGAGAAGAATAAGATGTTTTTTGTCTACATAATATAATACCATTATCATAAAAATCATAGAATAAAATTCCTTCAGTAATTCTTAAAGCAGATAATGTTTGAGATATTTCGATATTTGCTAAATTAGACTGAGATAACATCATATCAAATGTGTGTTGTTTGTTATGTATTAGTTGAACTAAAGCCGTATCTACACAGTTATATAACATGTATTTATAATAATCTTGATCATATAAATCTTTTAATGTTCCTTTATATTCTAATTTTTTTACACCTAATACTTTTGATGAAGTAAAATCTAATGTTTCTGCTTCTTTAATTTTTATAGATGTGTCCCATTTACCAAATATATCCATGTAATCGAATACTAATCTATGCAATGGTAATTCTTCAAATGTTGGTTTAAAATCATCAGAATTCTTTTTCCATGGTTTAATTAATTTTCCTGTTGGAGATGCAACATCTGGATTAATGTTTAATTTTCTTGCACGTGTTACTAAATAAACCCAGTCATATCCTACAAAATTCCAACCAGTAATTACTGGCATATGTGGTATTAAATCATTAAAAACATAATACAACATTTCTTTTTCTGTTTCAAAAAACGACCATTCAATAGTGTAATTCATATTGAATTCTTTAAAATGATCATTAATATCTCTTTCCATCTTCTGAACCCATCCAGAACCTAATTCTTTTATCCCTAGAAGCAATATTTTACTTCCATGAATGAAACATATTGCTGTAACTTTATTATTCGCTAGATGCGCCTCAGGAAATCCTTCAGTAATTTCAACTTCAATATCACAGAAGAACATTTTTGGTTCATTATATGCAAAAATATCGTCTTTTTCTGATTGTGGTAATTTATGAAAGAATTCATAAATTGCATAACGAGACGGGTGTCTCGTTGATTCTAATTTAACTGGTTTTTTATCCCATGTAACGAATGTATCTGATCTAGATAAATCAGTAGCAGAACAAACTCTCCATTCAAGAGGATTTCTCCAGTCGTAATTTTTGAATTTCATATTACCTTTTTTGTCGATATATGAAACAATTAATTTACTGTTTAAGTATTCGTAATTTACTATCATTTATAATGCCTTTTAATTCCTTTGCTTTTTATATAAAAAAACCTCAACTAAGTTTAATAGTTGAGGTTTAAAAACTTTACTCCGTAAGTAAAGAGGGTTAATTTACAACATTTATACAATAACGGATCCATTATTATGTTATAAACATAGTGTAAACTTGTACGGCCTAACCACGCCATTGCTTTCGTCCTTAGGGCGATGCTTCTTTAATTCGTTTAAACTGTTTAATTATAGTTGGTTTAGAATAACCCAGTTGTTTGGCTATTTTATCATATGATATATTATTGTTTCTTAATTGTATTATTTTTTCATTTTCATCTTCAGTAAATACAATTAAGTTATGTGGTATTTTACCTTTTAATTTCTGTGCTGTTTTTTTATATCCATTTAATCTATTTATACTAGGCGTTTTATGTTGTTTTATTGTTGCTTCTGTATAATTTTTTAATTGTTTTGATGTTAATGGATTTTTTGATCGATTATTAATAACACCTATAGAAACTTTTTGTTTTTGTAGTAATGTAAATTTATATCCAAAATTACCATCACCACCGTAATTATAATTATAACCATTATTTTTATAATCTATATGTGTTTTATAAAAATTTATAAAAAATGTTTCTAAATTATTTAATTTATTTTTATTATATAAAAATGTACATAAATATTCTTTTTTATAATAATTCCAAAACCATTCACTACCATTGTTTTTTAATCGTGATAATAATACTACAGAACTTGTTATATAATTTTTATTATCAATATTAGAAGTTTGACCA